CACTCTTTCCCTACACGACGCTCTTCCGATCTCGGTACATTTCCATCCAGTCCTCAAGGCGCTGCGTCACCAGCCAGCCGGAGCGGTTGCGCCTATGGAACACGGTGGGCGCTCCATCCTGAAACCGCTTCGCGTCCCGGACGGCCTGGGCCATAGCCTCCGGCACATTCAGCCGCTCGTTGCGCTTGCACTCGATATGTACGCTGGGGAGGCCGGACAAGTCCGGCACTTCCCCATAGCTCTGCACCCGGCCCGGCTGCACGTCGTAGCCGTATCCCTGGAGTATGCGGGCAAGCTCCAGCTCACCCGCACGGCCTTTGCGCTGGCTTGCCCTACCCATTGGAATCTCCATTCAGCTCGTTGCTGATCACCTCCAGGTGCTCCGCAATTTCCTCCAAAGCCTGCGCAATCTTCACTAATACGTTGTATGTAGCATCATTCATGGTTTCGCTGTCTCCCTTGCTTTTTGTCCTGCGCATCTTGTGGAAATCATGGAAATGATGGAATTTATGCCGCATCATTTCCATTGTTTCCATCGTTTCCAGCTATAGCCGGGTTAATAAAATATGCTATCTGAGTCCGATTGTTATACCCCACATCGGTTTCAACTTCCTGGAGGTATCTGCGCTCTACCAGGATATTCAAGGCTGCTGTCATGTCCTCCGCTTTTCCAAATTTTCCGCGGCACAGCCTGGTTAGTTCTGAGCGGGTCACCCTGTTCAGCCGGACAGCAGACAGCCGCTTTAGAATATACTTTGCATCCGCCTGGCTTTCGTTCGCCCCCATGAGCTGATAGGCGGCCTCTGCGTGGCCGGAAAAGAACTCCCCGAGACTTGTAGCTGAGGCCATAGTTTCCGCGCTTATGGGGGAGTCTGTGGGCGGCCCCAGGCACTCCGCTGCGTGCATCAGCGCCGCGATACGGACAACGGCCCCGGTCAGTTTGCCGCCCCAGTCACGCATGAACTCCCACTCGTTGCCCAGCTTCTTTTCTATGTACGCCTGGTAGCTCTTGCGCACCTCGTCGGCCTCCGGGGAAAGCCTGATGATACCGCTCCCCTGGTCACTCAGAATCCGGCGCACGAACGCCCGGTATTCATCACGCACACGGTCAGGGACAGGCGGCGGCGAGATTGCCCGGTGTCCAACTTTTGATTTGCAGACAGCATATAGGAATCTTCCACACAATCCCCGCCCCCGGAAGGTGGAGTTATTCATTACCCCATTCAGAACGTCCGGCTGAATGGTAAGCATCATAGTCAGGCGCGGGGCCTTTATGTGGTTTGCTTTCCGTCCGATCCGGTCAACGGTAATCGGATCACCAGAATGGCCCTTTAGGTAAATATCAAAATTGGCTCCCTTTTCGTAGCGCCCCGCCATGCTGTCAAATACTCCGCCCTCGGCGGAGGACACGGTGATGCAGCCGCCTTGCGCGTCCATGATGTCCACCAGCTTTTCCGGCGTGGTATCGTCCGCCAGGAGGCGGAAGGGGTGCTTGTCCTTAAACTCCGCAAGCCGCGCGGACAGCTCCAAAGCCTCCGCCCGCATTTCCTCGAAGTTCGCTTTACCTTTGGCGGCGCTGTTCTTGGCCGCCTCCAGGGCCTTTTCCAGCAAGGCCCGCTCGGTCTGGTTTTGTGCAATCTCGGCGGCCTCCGCCGCTCTGACCTCGGCCTCATACTCATAGATTGGTTTATTCAGCGCGGAGATTACGGCGCTCTTTCGTTCACCAGGGGGCGCAACTGCGGAGGAATAGAGGCAAAGCGGTTCCCGCCAGTCTCGGGTAACCTCAACCTCATATCTTCTCTGAAATGCCGTTGCCAGCACGCCGAGCGATAACGTGCCGCCCATTTCCTCCGGGGTCTGTGTACTCTCGGCCAGACACTCCACAAAGGCCCCCAGCGGGCCGGGAAGTGCTTCCACCGGAAAATCCGGGGTCTGAATTTCGTCAAAGGGGATCGGCTTCTCCCAACCTGTGGCACGCGGGCCAAAAGCCTCCAAAGGATTGCCGCCTCCGTCCACAATGGCCTTTGCAGCGTCCGCCATCTGCTGGCAGGTGAAGTCGTTTCGGCTTTTCAGCGTTTCCACCTCGTCCAGCGTGAAGCCGAGCTCAAGTAAATAGTTGAGGGGATCACCCAATGGTATCACCTCTCTGCCTGTTCAATGGCCTGGGCTGACTTCATAATCTCCCCGGCCCTGTGGCGCATGGAGCGCACGCAGGCGGCCCGTTCGTGCTCGGTGGCGGGTAGATAGTACCCCGTGGCGTTATCCGCCAGAATGGGGCTCCCTTCACGCCGCTCCCGCTCGATCATCAGGCGCACCGTGCGCCCGTCCAGGCCCGTCAACTTCTCCAGCTCCCGGCGGGGTATCGCGTTCTCACGCCCGCGGCTGAGAAGATCCGCAACTTTCCATTGACCACCGAGGGCCTGGGTGATATGCTTATTACGGGAATTGCCGTCTGCATGGTTTACTCCCGCTTCTGCCCGTCCTGGTGCGCCAACACTGGGGCGGGTTTTCTTTTCCCTGCTCATACCGTACTCACCTCCGATTGCTTTGCAATCCACTCCCGCAGACCATCCACGGGGATTCTCGTACAACCGCCCAGGCGAATAACAGGAAAATCCGCCCGGTGCATCCATCGGTAAAAGGTTGTCCGCGATACATCCACCAGCCGCGCCGCCTCCGACGGCCTCACGGCTAGGGGTTCCAGCTTGTCCATTACTGCGCCTCCTCATTCTGAACGGCCTTCTGGGCCTTTCGCTCCCAGTACAGGAGATTATTGGATCTAACCTTGTCCTTGTTTTTCCGCCGCCATTCTCGCTGATAGGCTCGGCGCAATTCCAACGCCTTCTCCTCCAACTGCTTTTCACCCATGTTTTCGTTCTCCTTTCTCTTGACAATTTGGTATCTCTAGTGATATGCTCACAATACAAGTATGACAAACGATAAGAGAAAAGTCAATATCCGCAGATTAACATTCTTCTACTGTATACAATTAGAGAATTTGTTGGAGGGAATTGGTTATGAATAGAGCAAAAAAGGATGCTCCGCCGCGTTTTCCGGAGTTTCGGGAAGCTTTTCTTGAATTGATGGGGGACATGACGCTGGAGCAGTTTGCAAAAAAGCTCGGTATGTCCCGCGCTACTGTGGGATTCTATGCGGCTGGTCAAAGGATACCTGATGCACTTGGGTTAAAGAAAATAGCGGAAAAGTGCAATGTATCAGCGGATTGGTTATTGGGTCTATCTAGTGAACCATCAAATGATATAGAAATAAAAAGAGTTTGCAAATATACTGGTTTAAATGCTGATGCAGTCAAATGGTTAGTGGGGCATTCAGCAAAGCATCCGCAAATTGATGTGCTTAACTACCTCTTGGGAAACGGGCTTCTACTGAAAATTTTATCGAATTATTATGCAGACTTTGTCCTAGACCTTCTGTGGGCAAAACCCTATAAATATATTCCTCTAAAGGCTGGGAGTATATATAATTATAGACATGACGTTCATCTTGCGACGGCAATCCGTGTTTTGCAAGAAGATAGCGAAAAATTTAAGAAAAAGTACAAAGACAGTAAAGAATTTATAAAACAAGCTGTTTATAGCTTCCTACTGACTCACGCAGATATTAAAGAATGCCATAGGATAGTAGAACACGAGTTTGGCTTTGGCGAAGAGTTTAACGAAGAATATATAGAACCAGACAAATCAGAGTTAGATGAACTTGGAAGGTTGTATGATGAAAACGAGATGTGGAAAATGATGGATGAATCAGAAAAGGAGATAGAAGAAAGGGATAATGCCATATTGGATTTTTTACTAGAGTTTGATAGGTTAAAAAAATAAAAGCCGCCCCCGATGCTACGAACACCAGAGGCGGCAAGAGCGATAATGACCCGACTAAGAATCAAAATCGCGCCCCCATTGTACCATGAGCGGACGAGCGGGCGCAAGAGGAAAGGAGCAGCACATGGGCAGAAAAGCAGCAGCAGGCACCGGCACGATCCGCAAAAAGACTGTGACCCGCTCGGGGAAACAGTATATCTATTGGGAGGCACGGTTCACGGCTGGGTATGACCCCGGCACCGGCAAACAGGTGCAGAGGAGCATCACCGGCAAGACGCAGAAGGAGGTTGCCCAAAAGCTAAAGGCGGCCACAGCGGCTATAGACCAGGGCACATATATTGCCCCCTGCAAGCTGACGGTGGGGGAGTGGCTGGATACTTGGGCGGCGGATTACCTGGGCGGCGTAAAGCCGACAACGGTAAAGGTGTATAAGAATAACCTCCAGCGGCACATTAAGCCCGTCCTGGGGGCGGTGGTACTCTCTGAACTGCGCCCTCACATGGTACAGAAATTCATCAACGGAATGGAGTTGTCTTCATCCTCCGTTCGGTTGGCCTATAAAGTGTTGCATCAAGCATTGGAAAAAGCGGTCAAGCTGGAATACATATCGCGGAATCCGGCGGCGGGCTGTGAACTGCCCAGGCTGGAGCAGAAGGAAATACATCCGCTGGAGGATCAGCAGGTGGCCGCACTTCTCCGGGCCGTCAAAGGTGGCCGCCTTGAACTGCTGGTGTCTATCGCCTTATTTACCGGACTGCGGCAATCTGAGCTGCTGGGCCTGACGTGGGATTGCGTGGATTTTCAAAAGGGGACGCTGTTAGTCAACAAACAGCTTTCCCGTATCCTACACCGGGAGGAAAGTGGGCTGTTCCTCTCACCCAAAAGCGGCAAAAGCCGCACCATTACTCCAGCGCCCTCTGTGCTCAAAACTCTAAAGGAACAGCGGAGGCGGCAGGCTGAAATGCAGTTAAAGGCGGGGTCCCTCTGGAATAACGCCCATAATCTGGTGTTTACCAATGAGACAGGCGGCCCGCTGGAGCAATGGAGGGTAGAGAAAGACTATCAGGCGGCGGTGGAGGCGGCCGGACTGGTTGGTGCGCGTTTCCACGATCTTCGGCACACCTATGCCGTCAATGCTATTCGGGCCGGTGATGATATCAAGACCATACAGGGCAACCTCGGCCACGCCAGCGCGGCCTTTACTCTGGACAGATACGGCCACTTCACCGAGCGCATGAGACAGGACAGCGCCGCCCGCATGGAGGGCTTTATCAAGGGTGTACTAGGCTTGTAAGGGAAAACAGGCCTTGATGGCATATCTGGATCGGCTGGAATTACTGCAAATACTAGAAAGATGAAAAAAGAGCGACGCAACCAATAGTTGCGGCCATGAAACCCGGAAGCGGTGGCGGCCCAGGCCCGTCTCTGCTATTCTGAACGGCGAGGAGGAGTGCCCATGAATCTGGAGATTGCAAACCGACTGCTGGCCCTGCGCCGGGAGCACGGCTATTCCCAGGAGGAGCTGGCGTACAAGCTGGGAGTCAGCCGCCAGGCGGTGTCCAAGTGGGAGAGGGCGGAGTCCTCTCCAGACACGGACAACCTGCTCGCCCTGGCCCGGCTCTACGGCGTGTCCCTGGACGCGCTGCTGCTCCACACCCCGGCGGGGGAGGCAGCCCAGGCCGCGCCGGAGCCGGAGGAGGCCCCGGCGGACGAGGACGCGGAGATTTTTGCCGCCGCCCGGGGGCATGGGACGCTGCGGAGGAGGCGGAGCAGAAGGCCCGGAAGCGGGCACGGGCCAAGTGGAAGGAGGGGCTGCTGTGGCTGCTCACCCTGGCGCTGATGGTGATTCTGCCCAACCTGACCTACTGGCTTGGCATCTCGGAGGTCTATGCCGTGGTGGTCACGGTGGCCTTTTTGATCACCGGCTTCCTGCTGGACAACTGGCACCCGGGCTGGATGCTGTTTCTCACAGATCGGAAGAGCGTCGTGTAGGGAAAGAGTGT